TGGGGGTAATGGAACATGTCGTCGGACTGGAATTGAAGGGGGGCCAGATTCGATACCATTTGGATATCTTGGCCTGCTCTCCGATATCTCCGGTAGTAAAAGAAGTGCTGCCGGCGTCGCCGGAGAGCCGCTGTAAGGTATGGTCATTGTCAACAATAGCCATGCCGAAGGTAGTTGATCTCCACCATGGATCGTTGTATGTAGGAGTTATCAGGTCATAGGTTGCAAAATAACTAGGAATGGTATCGTAAGTTACGTTGGCTTGGCGCAGCAAACAGGACGCCTCTATGGTTTTCTGGACCCTGCCCCAACGATTGGTCTTGTAGCAATAGACCAAAGCATCTGTTGGCTTAGTGGTATCGCTGCCGTCTACCGGGAAAAACCAGAAGATCAATTGCCGCAAAGGATCAAATAAGGTCTGCACATTGACAAAATATTGTTTATTAATCCTGCCGAAAAACCAGTCACGGACCCCTTCGCCGATCCGCCTTAAGGTAGCCCCGTCAAAATGGTAGAAATCATCCTCGGAGATAAAGTAAAGTCCCATCTCGGAAGGGCCTACAGCCTCATTTTCGTAGACGCCGACCATGGTCGATACTTTTTGAAAAGACCAGACATAAGGAGGCCCTACATAGGTGCCTAAATAAAGCGCCCTTTCTTTGAATACGACAATATTGTCGCCTATATTGGCAGTACCCGTAATAGGCCCGGGAGTATCGTCTAGGTTGGTATACCCGGCTTGAGTCGAAAGGCTGGCTGTCCAATCAGTAGCGTCTCCCTGGGCGCACCACCAAACCCGGTTGCGCTGGTCTCCGTCAATGGCATCATAAGTATTGGCGGCGATAACAAAATTTTGAGCGGCGATGATATATTTCGCCTTGGGTGCTGAGGCGTCCAGGTCGGCAAAGTCAACAAACGCCCCCGTAGATACCTGGATAGGATCCACCCTATTAGTAGCCAAAATCCAATTACCCCAAGGGCAAAAACGCCATCTATCAGTATCTCCGCTATTATATCCACCAGCCTTAGAGATATCCTGGAAGGCGGTAATGTTAAGCTCATAAAGTGCATCGGGGGTTCCGGCAAGGTTCCGGATATTATCATCAATGTCGTGAAAGGAAAACAATCCCTGACAATTGGCCGCCAAGGCCGTCGCCATCGCTTCTTCGGTCGGCAGTGCAGCAATCCCCCCGCTTTGGGTAGGGTAAACACCATCAGCATCCAATAGGATGCCCGGAGTAAGAGGATTCATATCCGGGGCGAAGGTTACCAACTGCTGCATTGGTTAATACTCCCGATAAGCAATAGTTCCGGAACCGGTGATCTTGCCGCTGATGCTCCGTAGCGGCATTAACTTTTCCTGCATGTTGGCGTATTCTTTTTGAATCTCACCGTCATTATTCAGATACTTCCATGCCTCGCAGAGAGTGGCGTGAAAAGTAGCGTCCCATGCAGTTGACAACCAATCGTTGGTATCGGCATCTAATGATAGTGCCGTCAGAGATTTGTAATAGAGGAACCGATAGCTATAGATGGCGTCCGGGATAGACATAAAATATATCCGCCCCTTCATGACGCAATAATATTTTGGTTCCCCGGTATTCCCCGCCGCCTGGTCGGCCATAACCGTTTTCCAGTTGGCCTTGGTGATCGGCGTGCCGTTGCTGTCGATTAAACCGTCTCTAATGTCCTGGAGAAAGTCGGTAGGTAAACTGGCGTAAGCCGTGGAGGCCACCGTGGCCACTGTGGCGAACTCCTGCTGAAAGTAGAGCTTCTCCTTCTCCAGCCTTTTAATTGCCAGGGTGACAAAATTAGGTATCTGGCTTGTCAGATCAGTCCGGTTCAGGTGGTCGGCAATCCGGGTTTTAAAGGTGGCGTAATTCACTTATTTTCCTTTGCCGCCCTTTTTGCCTGACTTTTTGTCTTTACACTTTTCTTTGCATTTATCCTTCATGGCCATCTCCATTTTTTTTGGTCCGGAGATAAAGAAATATCCCCGGACTCATCAAATTAATAATCCATGGTCGCCAGGACAACCAACACAACCTTGCCGGTAGCAGCAGCCCCGCCCGTGGTGAGGTCTATGGTATCGTCGGCAGTATAAGTGTAGGTATCCACCGGCGCCGTAGGGCGCTTCACCCCGGGTGAGGAGTTAGCATCTACGGCACTAATGTAGCGAGCCGCACTGCCGGCGTCACCGACGCTGAGCGTAACGCTGGACCCCAAGGCGGCATGCATCAAAATAAGGTCCAAGACGGTCGCTCCGTTCGGGACTTTCACCATCTGCACCACTGATGCAGCAGCTTCTCCGGCAAAAGTATATTCGCCGCGGATCGCAAAAACGCCGGTGGGCAGCTCCTTAAGCGGATAGGAAGCCGCTACCTCATCTGCATAGTAAGTAGTCATACAAAGTCCTCCAAGTTATTATTGAGGGGCCATTAAGGCCCCATCAATTAACCGTTAATGATTAAGTCGGTTGAGCAGCCGCGGTATCCAGGGCAATAACCCCGAAATCCTGGCTGTTAAAGGTGGCCTTCGTCAGACCCCAGATAGCGGTCGCCACGATCTCGACATCCTTGTAATCGTTAAGACCTTCCTGCCACTCCATCTTTTCCACACCGGAGACGCCGCCGAACGCTACCAAGCCAGCCTGGGCACCCAAGAAAAGAGCGCGGGCCGCGGCCACGGCCCCCGTGCCGTAATCTGTATAGGTCTTGCAACGGGAGGACTCATAAAGGATGGTGTTGTTGTATATCCCCATCGAGCCCTCGATAAGGGGATTTTTCCGGAAAGCCTCTCCACCCTGCAACCTGGCCAACTGGATGTTTTTCCATTCGGCAGAGGTCCGCAGGTTGTAAGCTTGGCGGGTATGCATCAGACAGACGAAATAAAGACCGCCATCGATGTTTACCGGACGCAACGGAAAATCCAGTTCCTGAGACCTGGCGATAGCCCGGTCAATCAGGTCTAAGTCAAAGGTGTCGGTGGAATCGACGTTGTTTTTGGCGGTAGCATTACCGCCATACATGATCAGAGTAGGGGCAGTGCCGGTATTATTGGCAAAGCTCATAGCGGTATCTCCGGAGAGATAATTGATCATGTACTGGTCCCACCGGTTGGCCCACCAGTCTGACAAGCGGCTGCGGGATTGCTTCCGCAAATCAAAATTAACCCGTTGCTGGGTCATATATTTGTCGAAAGAAACGCCATGACGCATGGTATCGATGGATACCTGGTCATAATAGGTGGAAAGCTTTTCGAAATTTCCGACAATAGATTGTCTGCCGGTCCGGCCTTCACCGGCGAGCTGCATGACTAGGGGAAAGGTGATTTGATCGCCCGGGCCTTTGTTAAGTTCAGTACGCACCTGAATAATGGCGTTATCATCTTCCGACATGAACCGCCGGAAAAAGGTTTTCTTCAGAGCCTGAACAAAGGTAGAGGCGGACCAGACTTTTAAGGCAATGCTATCAGAAGATGAAACTGTCGTTACACCCATAAGGTCCTCCGTTAGTGTTTAAGTGAGTGGTCAGTTACATTGCTCTCGAAACGGCGAGAGCGCCGTGACTGGCCGCACTAACGGGGAGGCCGTGAACCGAATCAGGCATACGCTGCCTGGGGCGAAACATCCCAAATGAGTCGGGATGAGGCGGGAGTTGTTTTAGACGGTCAACTTAAACCGATTACAAGCAAAATCTTTCAAATAAGCCGACGGTCTGCTCGTTAAGCTTTCCCTGGGCATCTAAAGCCTTCAAAGATTCAGTAATGATCTCCTCGGCTTTTTCGCCGACAGGGATTTCCCTTCCGATATCAGCCTTCACGTCCCAATTGATCTGATTCTCGGTAGCCGTGAATTGCAAGTTCTTCAGCTCTTCTTCAGAAAAAGAAAGGCTTTCCCGCAATTGCCGGACAATTTTCAGGGTCAAATAGTTCCCCTCTTTCGGGAGAACATCGAGTAAGGTCAGTCTGTCTACAACTTTGAGTTCCATAAATCTCCAAACATTAGAAGGTTATTTTTTAGCTGCCCGACGGAACTGAAGACGTAGCCATCAGCCAATACGGCGTGCTGCCAATCAGAATCCGAATCATGGTATTCTGCGCCAAATCCCCGCAACCGGTCGCCACCATTAAAGTGTCGCTCTTGGCTCCGGTGGACGGATCGACAATCTGAAACAAGTTGTCGATTTTAACCGCGGTATTGTTGACTACCCGGAAGAAGCTGGTCAGGGCCGGGACAGTAGAGCTGGCACCAAAGTTCGAATCAGCCTGGATAACTGCCAGGGTGCCGCCGGGGGCCTTATTGGCAGTTATGTCCAAGGTAGCCCGCATCCCAACACCCAAACCGCTAATACAGGCGTTCTCGGCACAACCCAGGGTGATATGAGCGCCCTGGCCGGAGTTATAGCCGGTGCCATCCACATGGCAATAGGCCCGTAGGCAGTCGCCCATGGGGACCCCGCCGCCCGTGCCGCTGAGATAATGACGGATATACATGCCCCGGGAATCGCCCGTGGTCGCCGTGGATTTAGTCCA